GTATACACTAGGTACGGTCAATTATGACACTCATGCTGGAGTGTCGGGAAATTCCTATATAGTACCTGTTTCTGGTTATTATCAAATAGCCGCAAATCAATATAGCTATATTAGTTCTGGACAGAATTTCTTTTCGGTCTATAAAAATGGATCTAATTTATATGCTTCTCAAATCGCTGGTTTTAATGGATATGGTAACACAAATCCAATTCTAAACTCCGCACATTTAAACGCTGGCGATGTTATCACACTATGGGGATGGCAGAATTCTGGCGGATCTTCGAACATGTCCGCTACTTTGAGCTTAACTAGAATGTCAGGCCCCGCAGTAGTCACGGCTACGGAGAGTGTGAACGCGAGCTACTATCTGAGTGGAAACAGCTCATCTACAACAGTACCTTTTAATACTAAGGTATTTGATTCCCATAATGCCATGAACACTTCTACCTATCAATATATAGCTCCTGTAAGTGGAACTTATTCAGTGTCTGTTGTGGGCTACTCTGCTAGTGGAAGCAACAACTTAACTTTGTCAAAAAATGGTTCTTTTTATTGCGGTCTTTGTGGTCTTTCTACAACTGTTTTCAATAGCGGAACAATTCAGTTAAAATTAAATACTGGCGATTATGTGACCATAGGGAATCCAGGTGGTGTTACAGTTCAAGGCGGCGCTCCATCGTCAAACGGAACCATTATGTCAATTTACAGAGTAGGAAATTAATCAATGGCACCAATCCTTACATATACCAGTTCAGACTTCCCCTTTCAGCCTTTAACTAAGATTTACAGTGCTGACATCAACGAGTGTTATACGGACATACAAACCCTTTTAAATACAACGGGTTTGGATGACACAAATATTCAAGTTCATGGCTTGACAAGAGTTGGCACTTCTAGTAAGTTAAAAGCTGGTACAGCAAATGTATTAGTCTGTAATGACTCTGTAGGAAATATGGCAGAACTCAGCTCTGGTGTAGCTGGTTCAGCTCTTATCTCCCAAGGAGCGGGTAACTTACCTATTTGGGGATCTCAGTTCCCAACTGGCGCGGTTATCCCTTATAGTGGTATATCTGTGCCATCTGCTTGGTTGCTTTGTGATGGGTCTGCGGTATCGAGAACTACCTATTCTACGTTATTCTCAGCCCTCTCTCTGCAACTGTCTTGTATCTTAGTCTCTACGACGGTACTAACCTTACCTTCTGGAACTACGGCGGGACTACAGACTGGTTTTGCTGTGAGTGGTACTGGTATTCCAGCTAACACTACAATCGCATCTTTAACGTCTACTACGATTACTTTGAATAACTCAGCTACTACCTCGGGAACGTACACGATCACCTTCGCCCCTCACGGCGTTGGTAATGGCTCTACTACGTTTAACTTACCAAACATGCAAGGTAGGGTAGCGGTGGGTCCTGGTGGCACTATTGGGGCTAATCTTGGAGCTATTGGTGGCGAAGCTACACATACCCTGGTAGCCTCTGAGTTGCCAGTTACCGCTTACCAAGACTCAGGCCACGTCCATGGTATTGGTACCTACAACAGCGGTGGTGGCGCTAACGGTGGTAACGTTCTTGGAGCTAACGGGGTTAACTCTGGGGCTAGTACTAACGGAGCGTCGGCTAATATCAGCAACCCCGGCGGTGGTGGAGCGCATAATAACGTACAACCCTACACTGCACTGAGTTACATTATCAAAATATGAGTCTTTGGAAGGATTACCTACTTGAGCAGCGTAACGAACACGTTCTTGAAACAGAGGATGGGTTCGTTACCTACAAGTTCTTTCCTACAGAGTGCTACATAGTAGATATCTATGTTAAGCCAGATAAGAGACAAAAAGGTATTGCGGGAAAAATGGCGGATAAAGTGGCGGATATCGCTCGCGAGAGAAACGTAAAATATTTAACTGGGTCGGTGGCGACTAATATGCCCACAGCCCACACTTCGATGCTAGTCCTACTTGGATATGGCATGAAACTATTAAGGTCTGAAGGCAATATGGTGTATTTTGTTAAGGAGTTAATCTAACATGGGTGGTTTTGCACAGTCTATAGGGGGGATGCTAGGTCTTAGCGGCAACCCCAATCAGGTCACAGCTCAAACTGGGAACTCTTTCCTAGGAAACATAGATCCGGCCATACAGTCTGGACAAGCCCAATTAAATGGACAATTAGGCACAAGCCAAGGATTAGAGTCTGGTCAGGCGGGTATTTTGAATAACCTCCAGAACCAAGGCTTTAACTTACAACCCCAAGATCAGTCGCTTTACGGCCAAGAAGCTGGAAACATCTCCAGGCAGTTTGGTCAGGCTGGTAACTCTATGGCTAACAACTTAGCTCAAAGGGGGCTGTCCGACTCTGGTGCAGCAGGAGCTATGTTCTCCGGTCTGCAAGGTTCACAAAATGAACAACTTGCGGGAGCACAGCAGCAGATCGCACAGCAAAGGTTTCAGAATACCCAAAATCAGATTGCTCAACAGCAACAGTTCTTGGGTAATCTTAATGGTCAGAATAACCAGATGGCTGGTAATGCAGCTAACTTTGGAGTTAATTCTCAGGTAGCTGGTGCTGGCGCTCAAAACCAAGCTAACCAGGTAGCTAATAGTGGAAACGTATCCGTAGCTAATACCAACGCAGCTAACGCTCCATCTAACTTGATTGATATGATGTCTCCTGGCATGGTGCAGAAGGCGGGTCAGTCTTTGTTCCAAGGTGGCGGTTCTAGTGGCGGTGGTGGTGGAGGAGGCGCTGCTGCGGCAGCGTTAAAATAATATGTTAAGACATTCAGACCTACCAGCAATCTGGAAAGAGATCGGCGAAGGCGATAAAACCGCCGCTCAAGGAAATCAGGCTCAAGCTATGGAACTCTTAAAGAGTTACTTAGAGGGTCAAACAAGCCAAAGAAATATGGGTTCCTTAAAGGACCTCCTTTCTAGTGGAGCACTCCCAGAGGGTTCTGGGGCCTCTATCGGGGGATCTGGTACTGTTTCTGCTACTAAGGGATACAATCCCACTTCAGTTACAAATGCCGGGGCTTCTCAAGCCAAGCACTTTGTAGATATGGCTAACAAAGAGTATAAGCCCATTAGTGACCAGTTAGACGCCTCTAAAGCAACCTTAGATGCCCTTGATCAGAAGAACGCTACCTCTGATAAAATTGCTATCGTCAACGAAGCACGGTTAGTTGCTGGTCAAGGTGGAAGTAGAGCACTTAAGACAGTCATGGACCAGCTTTCTGGTGGCAAAACAGCCAACATGAAGTTCCAAGACACACTTAACTACTTCAACAACACTCCAGAAATCCCCACCATGACAGATGGTCAAAGGGATTCTATCAGAGAGTCTGTTTTTAATAGAACAGGTCAGTTAGCAAACCTCCACAGTCAAACCAAGGCTAAATTAGCTCAGCAGGGTCCCGCAGTAGCCCCTCTGGCCGATTCTAATTCTCTTCTATCTTCTGTTGCAAGCCCCGTAGACCAAAAGCTTGGTGAAATTAAGAGTATGCAACAGGAGTACTCCAAACAGAAGGCTAACATGCCAGGTAATCCTGTCTCTAGCCCCTCTACAGCCGACGCTAATCCGTCTAACTTGCAGAGGCTCATGTCTTTCTTTAAACCACAAGCAAAAGCACAAGCGGCCCCACAACAAGCTGCTCAAGCTCCTCAAGCACCCGCTCTGGATGACGTAGATGCGGCAGTAGCAAAAGCTATGCAAAAGAAGCAGCAAGCCGCCCTCCTAATGCAACAAAAGCAAAAACAACAAGCACAACAAGCTCCTCAGGCCCCTCAAGCTCCACAAGGACAATAAATGGACCTTTCAAACCTTTCAGTAGAAGACCTACAGCATCTTCAGAAGAGAGACTACGATAGTATGTCTCCTGAAGGTCTTATGGAGTTTCAAAAGCAGAGAGCTGCTACCAAAGGTGCTATGGCTCAAGCCCAAAACCCTCAGCAGATTCCTGACTCCGCAGACAAAGCTGCTCAAGGTGGTAAACCCGACGCTAAACCCATCTCCATGATGCGTGGCGCTGCTCAACAAGACATCTCGGGTTTTAATGAGATGGACCCTGACGTTAAAAGGGGATTTGGTAAAGCTATTGTCGGAGCTGCGGCGGGAGAAGTGGCCGCTCCTGTTGCTGGGTTAGAAGGTCTTTTAGGAGTAGGTGCTCGTGTTGGGGCTAACGCATTAGCTGGAGCGGGACAACAGGTAGTCTCCAACGCTATGGATCAAAAACCACTATCAGATGACGTGGGGTTTTCTGCCGCTGTAAATGCCGCCACCTCAGGTCTAGGGGAGACTGGAAGCGCCCTTGCCTCCTTTTTGGCTGGTAAATTCAAGTCAGGCGCTAATAGCCTCATGGCTAGAGCTATAGGGCTTAAAGGCGTTAGAAATCTACCGGAAGATATTGGTAACAGGATAGTCGATCAAGGCATTGTCGGCACTAAAGCCCAGATGGCTACACAGGTAGCTTCTAAGTATGCTAGTGCTGAAGATAAGATCCAGTCTCTAGCAAAAGACTTAAAGGGAAGCGTCAGCGGTGACACACTCTCCTCTGCTGTAAAAGAAAAGGGAGCTAGGTTTGTCGACCCTATGACGGGTGCCCCCTTCTCGGCGGGTGAAGCGGGAGATGCTGCGTTCTCAGACGTAGCTCACTCTCTGGAGACAAAAGCCCCAGGTTACACCCCAGGAACTCCACAAAGCACTTCAACTAAATACATGGTGGATAATGGAGAAAAGGTTCCTCTTAGCTCCACCACTACTCCAGCCTCCCCAGCTTCTCAAGGCTCTTATGGAGGAAGTGGGCTTCTTTCTTTAAAGAGATTGGGAGACGAGCAAGCTTTTAACCAATCGGGTCTGATGGGTAATACATACAAAGCTGAGGCTTATAGATCTCAAGCTGACGCTGCCAGAGAGGCTTTAGCAAAACTGTCTGAAGGGGAAATGCCAAAGGCATTAAAAGACGAGCAAACTTTACTTTATGCTAACAAAGGCTTAATGAAGCCTCAACCCATTACTTCGGGCACAACTATGTCTGATGCTATTCCTGCCGCCGTAGGAGCTGCTGTAAAGGGTCTCCCTGGTGTAGGGACCGCTGTTCTAGCAAGCCACGCCGCAGGGACTCCGTTAGCGCAGTCGGTAGCAGCTCATGGACTACAGAGAGTAGCCTCTCCTGTGGCTCAAGGTGCAGCTAACGCAGCAAAAACCGCAGTTACCCCAGAGACACAACAGACACTTCAAGGTTTGTTTAGAGAGCTATTACAAAATAAGAGTGACAACCAATAGGAATTAGATCATGGAAGACCTAAGCGAATTAAAGAGTGATATGTCGGAAGTTAAGGCTGAATTGAGAAGAATTTCAGATACAATGGTTCGTAACACAGCCACCCTGGAAATTCATGTCGCAAGAACCGACTTAGCGGAAAAACGCTTAGAGCACGTCGAAAGCTTCAACAGGTGGTGGTTGGGAATCATGTGCTCTGGTATTATCGCCATCGCTCTCAGACTTATTCTTAAGTAAGTAGCTGTAGGCCTTCAAGAGTCTTTCTGGATCATCTCCCATAGCTCCCAAGGAAACGTTACAGGCGTTACATAGTAAACCTCTAACCTTGCCGGTCTTGTGGTCGTGATCTATACAAAGCCTAGTAGACCCTTTTCTACCACAAGAGTCGCTCTGGCATATAGCACAAACTCCATTTTGTTTAGCTACTAGCTCATGGTACTCTTTTGCAGTTATTCCAAACTTTTTAAAGGTAGAATCCCAATTTAGTCTCTTTTCTTTGATCCTAGCTACTATTTTGTCCTTATGCTTGATCGCGTACTCTCTGTGATAAGCTCTAATAGCCTCTTTTCTAGAATCTCTAGACTTCTTACCGCTTAATCTAACTTTATCTGCATTTCTGTCTCGCCATTTCTTTTTAAGTATTCTAGCATACTCAGAAGAATCGAAATGGTCCTGACAAGCCCCACTGACATTCCTATCCTGCAGCTTTTTGTCGCACTTAAAACAAGTTTTCATAATTACTTAGTAAGTAAAATCCCACCAACAAGCCCCAGCCCAATCAAGAAAAATGGATTGTGTAGTAGAGAAGAGTTCTCCTTCTGGAGACTCTCTATTTCTTTGGTCTGGGTGTTTAACATAGCTTGCGCTTGTGAGATCTCGGCGTCACGATCAGCTATTTGTTGCTTTTGGGCCTGAATCGCCCTCTCCCCCGCTGCTAGGGCCTCCTGCACTGTTATCCCCGCGAAGCTTCTCGAAGGCATCAACAGCGTCACCAGCAGTAATATCATCAGCTTGTTGTTTGATCTTTTCCTCATCTAATTTCTCCTGGCCTTGGGCCGATTGAATCTTCTCCTCTAAGCCGCGTATCTTATTAATCAACTCGTAAATCGTAATACCTAGTACCAATAAGGGACCTAGAATCCACAGAATCGATCCTTTGATCGCTGCGGCTAGGTCCTTTAGTTTTTGTAGCATGAGTAGTTCTCCATCTCTTCTGGCTTAATCACGATCTGATCTCTAGCATTAAGATTAAGTCCATTCTTCTTATACCAAGCCACCGACAATATACCATTCCCAAAGTTCTGGATAACCTCGAAGCATACATCTACCATATTCTTGTGGGAGTACTGTTTGCCCTCTTCGAAGTTCATCTCTTGACTCCTTTGTGCTGGCCGTTAGCGGCTAGATTCTTACCTTCGTAAGTCTCGTGTCCACAATCTTTACAACGCCACTTCTGGTACTTACCTACGGAAGTATAGTAATGGCCTTTACGGATAATATTAACGCTACCGCAAGCATCGCACTGTGTAACGTTACCAGGGCGATATACGCCAAAGTTAACAGAAGAATCCCAAGGAGCAACTTTTCGATAAAGGTCTTCAAGCGAGAGAACATCGTTAATATTATACTCCTGCATCTCTTCCCAGGCTTCTGGGTTATTTTTCAAGCACTCTTTCCACAGGTCAAGACCGGGAAATTTCTTGTGCTTTAACTTCTTTCTTTTCGTGTCTAAAAACTCAGTTACGTAAGCAAGCTTGTTGCTAGTAAACCCAAAGTTCTTGCGATTGATCTTTAGCGTGTCAATTGTCTTGTAGAATGAGGGTGGCTGCATACCGTGGAAAATGATGCGCGCATTAATCTTCTTCTTGTCAAAGCGGTCTAAATTCTGACCAATCACCACATCAGCCTCATTAAGCAGCTTCCACAGATCCTTCACAAGGGCCTTATCGTTGGTCTTATCTCGGGTACTAGATAGATCTCTATAAATAACCTTGTTCTCATGCCCCCACTTAGCGCAGTAGGAGAGAATATTCCAGTCTTGGTAGATCTGGTCGGTAGAGACATACTGGTCATTGACACCAAAGGTGTACACTAGGAGGGGGCTGGTTTCGATGTCCACGAACAGTATTTTTGGTCTCACAGTTTGAAATTCCCTTTTCTTAGTTTACCTAAAATTACCTTTAGGTAGTGAGAAACAGATCTCTCATTCAACCAACCCTGCTCTTCGACGATCTCGGTCCTACTACAGCCTTCTATAAATCGTGCTACTATCAAATCCACTTCGTACTTCCTAAGTCCAAACCCGTAAAGTGCTCTTTCGATCTCATCCACAGAGTATTTACCTTCTGGGATAGAAAGTCTAGTGAAAAACATCTTATCGATGTTCTGGGAGTGTAGAGCCTTGATAGAACCCTTGTTAGGCTTAGGGAGCTGGGCCTCAAGGTGCTTACAGTAGATCCCGCGTTTAGCACTGACAATCCTACCTTCACATCCACGCTCGCAGCGCCTTTTCCATCTCTTGCTTAAGTCCTTGGGGACCTCTTTCTTGTAAAAGCTCATTTGCATCTTGTTCCAATTGGATAAAATCCGTAAAAGGTATTTTGTATCTAAAAAAGGCTTTGGCGTGAATCATCGCTTCATCAGCCGCCTTATCCTTATCCATTACAACCACAAGATTACTATATCCTTGGTAAGATGTCAAATCCTTTGACAGCTTGTCAACTCTGAACATGCTACAAGATCCCGGGCTACATACGTCAAATTGGGGGAAGGCTAGGGCAATGCTTAGGGCATTAATTTCGCCTTCACTGACTATTAGCGTCGGGTTGCTTTCTCTCCTCGCCCAGAATAGCGGCGGGGTCCTTCCTTTAGCCCCAACATACTTGGGCCTGTCACCTGGATTAAAAAACCGATACTTGTAGTACTTGTCATAAGGCCAAATGACAAAATAGCCCCCTTCATCTGCTGGTAGTTGTAGTCCTCTGATGGTCTTTGGGGGTAGAGATCTGATGTAGTTAAACCTCTCAGTAAGGTCCTCTGGCTCCGACTCTTCCACGTACTCATACTTCTCTCCTGTTCTTTTCTCTACCTCGTCGTTAGGATAAAGCCTATTACAGGCACCATAACAATACCAACCGTCCTTCCGCTGGACAAGGCTTGGCGTCGATTCCTGATGCCAGAAGCAACGAAGTCTCTTTCTCACCTATACCTCAAAAAAAGAAAAGGTTGGTTGTTATCTCTAATAACCAAGTAATCTGCCCCCGCCCTTAACTTATCTAAATTGATAATTTTCTTTGTGGTCCTATTCTCCTCAAGCACTGGGTAGCTGAAGTCCCAGTCCTTGTCAATACCAATTAAGGCATCAAAGTCAGTGTGGATATCTACTAGCTTCGTAGAATTAGCCACCGTAAAAGAACAACGCTTGCCAGCATCAACGTGAGATCTATAAAAAGCATAAACACTCTTAAAAGAACTGTTCCTAGTTTTGAGTTCAATGGTGTAGTGCTCCCCATTCTTAATTGCGTCTATGTCGTGTTTATAGCCCCTCATCATCCCTGAAAGGGGTACTCTCTTCGCATCAAAGCCTTTATCTTGTAGGTGGTGCACTAAAGATCTCTCTTCGCGACCACCTTTTGCTCTACTAAAACCGCCCACTCGTCACCTCTAAATTAATAGCTACTGCACAACCCCAGTCCTCTGAATCCCACTCCTCAGTCACAATAGGAGCACAGTCAGGATGAAAGTAGTACCTGTTGGCTCTAAGAGGTTTATTACACTTCTTACACATCCGGTGGGTAAGTGGGTTGGTGTCTACAGCCTCTCCGATAAGAGACATCTCCATACGTCTCTGCTCCTTCTTCTGAGCCTTCATTCTGCTTCTCATACTCGCCGCACTAGCGCAAGGGGGGCAGATTGTAGATTTCCATCTCTTACCACAAGATCCAACATAGCTATACCTACTTTTTAAACCACCCATTTTACTGTTTCTAATGCGTGCCTTGAGAACCCCGCACCGGATACACTTAATTGCCATCACTAGAGAATCGCGTCGTTGAAGATCAGCCATCTGATTCTGTGCTCCCCTGTTTTTGTTTCGTATCGCGCTTTGATTGCAAACCCAAGTCGTTCAAGCCTAATGAGGTCGGATTTATCAAGGCCCAGCTCACCAAGCCATCTAGGATCATTACCCAGAGTTTCACCTGCCTTATCCCTGGCACATAGAATATCCCGGTCTCTCTCATAAGCTGAAATCAACCTTTGAAATACCTTTTTCGTGGCCCCTTTCTTCGAAGGAACAGGTAGCTCCATCCCAGTTGAACTCTGCTTCGAAGACCCTTCCCCCTCTGTTTTTAGCACAGAGGATATCAGCTTTTCCTTTTCTTGTTCCGTCATACTGCTCCTGTCTAGTTACAAATAGTACCACATCTGAATCGTGAGCGATAGAGGACCCTTCAGCTAAATCTGAGAGTATGGGTCTATACTCGCCTACACCTTTTTTCAACTCAATCATCTTGCCACGCCTCTCGCACTCACGGTTCATCTGACAACCTAAGAGTACAGGACACTGCAGCTTAATAGCAAGAGATTTTAATCCTTTCATTAAATCGCTGATTTCACGAGATCTCTGCACACGATCAATAGGTCCATCCATGATCTGTAAATAGTCCACCACTACGAGAGCTGGCCTTCCCTGCTTTTTGGCCTGTTCGTAGACATTTGACTGGACAAATATCATATTGTTATTTGGATCTTTTGAGATATAGAGGTGTCTCTTTGAGTACTCATCCCGGGCCAGAGCCAGCTTCCTTGCTGGTACTTTGCCTTCCATGATGTCCTCAGAGGACATGTGGGCCACCGCCGCAAGTAGTCTTGTCTCAAGTTCTGCTTTCTCCATCTCAAAGGAGTGGACAAACACAGGTCCCATTTGTGAGACATAGGCCGCGATCTGCATCATCATCGCACTTTTACCGTGTGAGGTATAAGCTGCAATAGTGACTAACTGCGCTTTACCTTTCTTCAGTACAAAATGCTTATCAAATATGGGAAATCCACTGGGAAGTACATCAACCTTAAGGCTAGATAGGTCAAAGTCACCGATCTTGTCATAGTTGTTCTCTTCGAAGGTAGGTGTTAAGGACTTTTCGAGTGTAAGAGCTGTAACCGTCACCTGTGGACTTGCCTCTGTTGTAGGCACAGATTCCCCGGACCATACTCCCTGAATAGCGGTTAATTTGGGATCTGAGATATTTTCCGGCATAGTTGATATTAACTCCTGGTTTCATTAGTTCCTTGGCAGTCCCTTTAAATCCTAAAGATCTTGCCGTGTCAAGCTTAATCTGGCATACGCCATAAGAAGCCCCTATACCATCTTTAGCCCTAATAGCCTTTACGTTGTGTGCCGACTCCACCCAGCAGAGGCTATCTAATAGCCTTGGGGGTAGATTATAGGCAACACTCACGCTTAGGAATAGGGCAGCTAGAGTCATGTCTTATTCCCCGTATAAGCCTTCCTAGAGGGCATAGACATGGAGTTCTTGGGTCTTGTGGACCCTGACCCCATGTTACCCTGATAACCGCCTATAAGGGCAGGTAGGAGGTCTGCTGGGGTTTCGCAGTGGGGGCATGGGTCAGTCTGGTAATCCTCTGGATTAGACCCAGATTTAAAACTCTCAAACTGATGTCCACAGCTACCGCAAAGATACTCTCTTAAAGGCATACTAATCCTCCCATCTTTCCATCGGGCCACTTGACTCGGCCCGGAGCGGGATTTTAAACTCCAGCTCGGTTCCAATCGACTCCATGAAGCTTAGCAGAAGCTTTTGCACAGAGTCAACATCTTCTTTTTTACATTCCAACAGAATCTCATCGTGGACTGTGAAAAGCCCTCTTCCTCTATTGTGTCTCTCCAGGTGGTCTGAGATCTCATAAAAAGCTCTTGATGTGATATCAGCACCCGTACTCTGAATCAGGAAGTTGTAGGCTTGGCGATAGTCTTTGTCCCAAAGTGCCCTACGACGAACCTCAAACCTACGCTTACGCCCAAACTTAGTAACAATAGGAATACCATCATCCACCGCAGCATCCGTAATAGCCTTAAGCCTCTTTGGTCCACTATAGAGCCTCCAGTATGCTTCCCAAACCTTCTTAGCCTCTGGTTCTGAGCACTTTAAAATTTTTTGGACTTGGAAATGAGATGCCCAATATTGGAGAGCAAAGTTAAGGGTCTTGGCAGTATTGCGGTCTACGCCTAACCCTCTTGCGGTCATGTCATGCTTAGACTCCCCATTCTCAATCATTTCTTTGAGCGTTTTGTCTCCTGTGAGATTCGCCTCAATAATAACTTCAAGCTGACTGTAATCTGCTGATAAGAGCACCATTCCATCAGAAGCTCTATAAATTCCCCTAACTCCTCCCGACTTAGGCAACTGAGCGAGGTTAGGATTCGAGTGCGATATGCGGCCAGTGGACGTGCCCGATACGCGGAACTCAGGGTAGATTTTTCCTTCGACTTGCCTTTCGAGCGTGCCTTGGATATACGTGCCATAAATTTTTTGTAACTCCCTATTCTCTTCTATGAGTTCAATTATTGGATGTGCTCCCTTAAGTCGTTCAAGAGACGCAGAATCAGTTGAGATAGCTTTAGTCTTAGCGTTCTTTTGGACCGGGAGTGACAGGCTACTATATAGGAGGTGTTGAAGCTGTTTAGAAGACTCAAAAGAGAAGCTCGGTCGCTGGACCGAAGCCTTTCCCTTAGGAGTTTTACGTTTGGCGATCTCTTTCTCCCACTCTTCGAGTTCGATGAGGTCGATTTCATCGGCTACACAGCTCCGCATTTGGGGTTGTATTTCTTGGATTCTTCTGAGTAACCGCTCGCCAAGGGTCCCGAGGTAATCTCGGTCGATGCAGACTCCGTGTATTTCTGTTTGAAGAAGAGCAGCCGCAAGCCTGTGGACGTGTTCAATAAGGCTACATGGGATATTTTCCCGTTCTCGCAGACTCTCCGAAAGGTGTCTATAAATTCTTCCGGTGTAAATGATATCTGAGCAGGCGTAGTGGATTTTGTCTTCTTCACTGGCTTCTTGGTAGCTTTTGTATTTCGACCAGAACGCTTCTTTGTAGTCGTCATTAAACATCTCCTTCACATAAGAATCAAGAGAGTAACTCTCTCGGTTTTCGTTGGCTAAGTGCCCCATCAAAAGTGTGTCTCGCCAGGTGCGCTTGAGTAGATCTACTCCGTGTCTATACAGTACGTGGGCATCATACTTATAGTTGTGGGCGACAAGGGTAATCTTCTCAGGCAAGCGGAGAATCTCTGGCGCAAACTCCGCATCGAAGATATATACATCGTCAGCTCCTTTTGACATCTGTATATCAAGTAGCTTAGCTTCCCTAGCGTTCTTAGAAGTAGTCTCCACGTCAATGACAACTATGTCGTCATTCTGTGACGCTATTAGATTGCTTACTTCTGAAGCTGTGGTTAGTCTTTTAAACATAAGCTCCTTTAAATAGGGTGGGGAACCGACTCCCCACCCCGCCCTAGTCCAACCCTACTAACATTCAGATACGCAACTAGAGCTGGAAAGAAGCTGCGGTTCGGTCACGCGGCTTCTCTTTCTTATACTCGTCCATAGTCTCTTTTGGTACTAACTCCAAAAAAGCACGAGGAGCGGTCTCTGGATTCTTTGCAGACTGGATAGACTCCTCAGTACGGATACGAAGTAACAGCCCGTCTCCTTGGGCTGCTTTAGCCAAAGCTTCGATTGCCTTAGCATCTAGAGGCATAGATTTAAAGTGCCCCTTCTTCGTGGTCCACATGTTAATCAAGATCTCATTTTTATATTCACTCATTCTAATACCGCCTTTAGTTGACTAAGTAGTTTAGCCGCTTGTTCATCCGTGAGTTCTTCTTTCGACTTAACTCCGTAAGCCGATACCATAGCTACGACTTGCTCTGGCGTTCGAACACCTTTGTCCACAATGACTTTACTCGTGGCTGAGATAAGCTTGTTTGTTGTGGCTCTATCTTTTGCTGCTGATACCGCTGCTTTAAGTTCTCCTGATACTCCTTCCAGTTGATTTCCTTTAGCAACCACGCTGGGGTTAGCTTTGGGACCATTTTGAACTTCTTTTTCTTCGTGAATGACATTCTTCTGCTCCTTGTCGTAAAGGGCTAGACCAAACGATTGGCCAAGATTCTTTGCGGTTCTCTTTAATCCGTCAGTCACAGCCTCCTTAATAGCCAGTTCATGAGCTTTACCGGGGTTAGACTTATCTGACCCATCTCCATAGCCGTAGTCTGTGAACTCAGTGGGCTTGTCGCCGATAGTGACCACGAGCCTGACTTTTGCCGAGTAATGTACAGAGTGCGTCTCTCCGTACCTCCCAGATATTGTGCCTTCGTGTAGTTTGCTAACGTCAGCAGTGTACGCCCAGTTCCCAGCCCCCACGATCTTATTGAGTCGGTCAATAACATAATATCCTGACAGATAAGAAAGTCCTTCTTCCCTCTGTTTCTCCCTAGGTAGTTGATAAAATTCTTGAGGCGAGTACTTGTTCGTCTTAGGACGATACTGTACCGCGTTCTCAGGAATCCCTGCATCTAGCTCTTTTGTTATAGTTTCGTAATCACTCATTCGCTTCTCCTTTTAGATAGATTATTGCTTTCTCCAGCCTTCTTATGTCATCTTTAAAATTTCCTAAAGCTACATTGCAGCTTGCACATAAAAGACCTCTGATATTACCTGTTTCATGATTATGGTCTACCACCAGTAGCTTTACTAATCCGTTTTTTCTCCTAACAAATTCTGGCTCTTTTTCACAAATTTTGCAACACCCATTTTGAGAATTTTCCATTTTCTTATAATCCTCTAGGGTTAGCCCATATTTACTCCAAAGTGCCTTAGCCCTCCTATCCAAAGGGTTATAGTTATCTCTTACTGTTTTTCCATATTTCTCTTTATATCTTATCTTCTTTTGGGCTTTTATTTTTTCTCTGTTCTTGGCGTATGCCTTTTTAACATAACAATTCGAACAAAGCCCTTTACACATTAAAGGCTTCTCACAATTTTCTGTGGAGCATCGCCTCACTTGGGAAAGCATAAATTAAAATACTCACATTTCCTATTATAACTATCACAGGCGTTAGGATTCTTTGGAAACTCTTTTTGTGCATCAAACATCTTCACATAGTTTGACATATTATCAAGAGCAGAAATCATATCCTCCTTTTTAAACTCCCAGGTCAAGTCCTGAATAGTGCCTACACCCTTATTAAATACAGTATAGCCCAGAGTCTCTGGAAGACCTAATCCGCTTTGATGAGCAAGGTAGGAGTAAAGGTAGAGCTGGAGTGCCGTATCTTTTCGCTCGTTCGGGTAATTTCTGCTTGAAGTCTTAAAATCTCTAAGAGCTGGGCGACCGTCATAGTCACCGATGAAGTCAGGGGAGCCTTCAATTGTAACGCCCCCATACTCCGCAAAGAGTCGCTTCTCACCAAATTTAAGAACGTATCTAGATCGATGGGATTTTTCAAACTTTCGGATAAATTCAGTTCCAATTGTTCTGAGTTGTGTCCACCCGAGTCGTCCATAATCTACCTCTTCTTTCTGATGTGAGTCCCAAAAAATTTCAAAAGTAAGCGCTCCATCCCCACCAGTGAGAGAAGCATTAATAGCACTATGCAGGGCACTACCAAAAAGTAAATCCCCGCTGTCAGGAGCATCTGTAACAATCTTGTCCACATAGCAAAGTTTAAAATGACGTAAGCAACGGACAGCGGAAGAGTATGCACTGTAGGACCAAGAACTCATAATATACCTCTTAGCTTTTTTAAATACAAAGATACCGCCACCATCTCTTCAAAAGTCAAATTATCTCCTTTTATTTTATTACAAGTATAACAACAAGGCACTACGTTTTCTATATAATACCCCCTAGAGTTATCTTTTCTGTCTAAACCAGAACCGGTTTCAGGTAATTTTCCTCCACAATAATAACAATCCTGTACTAAAAATTTATTAAAATCCTCAAAAGAAATACTCCACTCTAAATCTCTCCTATGAGCTAAATCTACTGAGTGCTTAAATCTGTTTTTAGGCAGCCGAGTTCTTGCCCTCATTTTAGGTAAAATAGCATCCCTATGTGTGTGATGATAATTATTACTTTGTATTTTTCTTTTTTCTTGGTATTTATAATAACTTTTTTTAGAAGCTCTACGAGCATCCTCTTTTGTCCAACTACTCATTTGCTTCCTTTCTGCATGTCTCTCAGAATGTGCTGAAGAGGACTCCAAGCTTTAAAGTCGTAGGTAAGCGGTGCTGGAGCGGCCACTGAAGTAGGTTTAGGTTCGCAGTCTCCTCCCCACTGCAGCCAATCATCGTAGTTCTTGCCGCAATTACAAATATACTGTGTAAGCCATTTTCCATTGGGATCTGCGGTTACTTTAAGCCAAAACTCGTGGCCTGTATTAGAGGGCTTGATAGAGCTACTTAGGTTATGAATCCCTGAACCGGGAGGAGGAACAGAATACTTTGCTTGTGCTTGCTGTCCAAAAGGACTCGGTTGAGCGGTGGTAGTAGTCGTAGGCTGTGGAGCAGCAGAATTAGACTGACCACAAGAATATTTATTATAGGCTTCTGTCTTGTGCGTTCGGCAATAAAGGAAGTCCTTGCCTCCGGCACTAGACTCTACTATTTCACATTTCATTTGCTAGTCTCCTCGATACAGACACTACACCTCTTGTTTTTCTCTTGCAAGTTCTTTTTGCACTTAATACAGATCTTACGAACTGGCGAAGTGTGCTGCATCTTTTTTAAGACACTTAAAGAGAAGTGATTAAGCATTGGACTCATTTCCAATGTAACATATCTTAATCCTTTCATGTTGTTATGACTGATCTTTGACATATCTTACCTCCAAACACAGCTTACACACCTAAAACTACAAAAGCAACACTATTTTTCTATTTGACTTTTATTTGGTGGTGTGTGATAACATATAATAACTCCAAGAGGGAAACAGAGTTAGGCGTCCAACCCTCTGACCAGTTTCAACATACCCCCACAAACGAACCGCGAATAAAAAAAAAAGAGTCTCTATATAGATTAGTAACTATATAGGGCTTTACATTATATAGAGTAAGTGCTATACCTATATTAGGAGATTTAAAAATGAAATACATTGTATTAACAACACTTCTTCTCTTGGGTTTATGTGGCTGCGAAGCTAAGCCACAACCACTCATTCTTTATAAAGCTGTGTGTATCACTCCACTCGGAGTAGCTGTTAAAGACACAGATTCAAAAGAAGCAAAAGGAGAAGGTTACTTCGAGATGGAAAATGGAGCTAAAATTCCACAATCACTTTGTGTCCTTCTTGTCAAGGAGCAATAACGATGTTTATGTTATTGGGCGTGATGGTCGGTATTATCGTAGGTCTAATAGGAGCATTTTATGAATGGGGTCCGCTTAAAACTGGTATTGTCGCTTTTGTGTCTTCTGTCATCTTGTGCTACGTGCTCGCAGTCTCCACAGGATCCGCAGGATCGGCAGCTACCGCACACCAGGCACTTGTCATCAACACAATCCGACTCCCGACAGGATCAGGATCAGTCGTTGTCGCCCCGTCAGGACGACGATACGTGCTTACAAACTGGCACGTGTGTTTGGGGTCCAGGCACAAAGGAAAGATACATGCCTCATACACCGACGGTACCACCATCGAAGGAAGGATTGTCAAGCAAAGTGTTAGTTATGACCTCTGTGCTGCTGCTGTCGATTCCGGTAGTTCTGGTATTCGTGTAGGGCGAGAGCTGACTAAATCAGAACCAATCTACACCCGTGGATATCCTTATGGTGTGTTATCTGAAAGTGCTGGTAGACTCGATCACACAGAACGCTGGACTGCTCAGTTTCCAGTTGAAGAGTTATCACCATGCGCTCCCGGGATGCAGGAGTTAAGAGATGCAACTGACAATATCAAGGGCTGTGCAACTCAGTTCATTAGTAACGTTACTTCTCTCTATGCCCGTCCTGGTAGCAGTGGAAGTCCTGTTGTTAATAACAGCGGTCAGCTTGTGGGTGTGGTCTCATCGTGGATGAGTGATGAGCAGAATGATGCTGGTATTGTGCGAATTGAAGATGTCAAGGAATTTTTAAAGGACTTATGACAGCTCTTTTATTAGTTCTTGCATTTATAATTTTAGCGATGCCTGAGATACCAGAAGACCCACCAGGAGATGATGATGGCCGCTCCTAAGAAAGAACTACACCCCGCACTAATCAGGACTATTGCTATTGAGTACGCTTCTGGTAAATCAGAGCGGGAACTTGAAGCAGAGTTCCAGGTGTCAAGGTTCTTAATTAAGAAGGCCCTTAGGTCTGAAGAAGGAAAGACTATCCAAAAGGACTTGGCTGACAATGCTATTGAGTCAGCTAGGAATAAACTTAGGACCGGTATGTCTGAACTTGCGGACCTGGCAACCAAGGTAATTAAAAAAGAACTAGAGGACGGTAATATTCAGGCGGTGGCTTACGTGTATAAGGCTCTAGCAATTGAGACCCAAGAACAGGGTAAGATTGATCGTGCTCCAAGCCTGACAGTAGTACTGCCAGGAGCAGTAGCTCCAGAGAGTGTAGAGAAGAAGACGATAGAGGTTGAAAGTGGCGAAGTTAACTGAAGAAGTAGTAAACATGATTAAGAACTTGGAGAGTTGCAGACTCCAGGTTTATAAAGATATTGCAGGATTGAACACGGTGGGATATGGACATAGAACTGATATGGCGGTCGGTCAAGTCATCACTCAAGATACTGCCGATAGTTTCCTTCATTACGATCTCGTTAGTGCTGCTACTTTGGTTAATCATTACATTCACGTCCCCCTTAGCGATAACCAGTTCGGTGCTCTTATTAGTCTGGTTTTTAACGTGGGTGTCCATCCTCTTGAACGAACTCTTGGGGAAATCCTAAACAATGGGAACTACCTTGCGGCAGCAGATCAGTTCCTACGGTGGGATCATGCGGTGGTTGACGGACAAACAGTAGAAGTTCCTGGTCTAAAAGATCGGAGGCAAATTGAGCGATCACTCTTCCTTAGGGCCGACCAAACCTGAGTTTAATATTTCTGTGTTCTTGGAGTTGCCTCACGACGGGACACTGGGTCAAGTGAGAATCCACGTACGCTCTGATGATGGTAAAGACCTTACCAAGCAAGCTATACTAGACGCTGTGGCTGATGTGTTACTTGATGCTGACTTTGGGATTGACTACACACCAGAGAATGATCTTAGCTTTGATGCTTAGTCAAAGAAGTTATCAATAAGTAAATCAAATAGAGCGGCCTCTAGCTTCCAGATAGTCTTGTGCTTTAGCTTCACGGGCCACTCAAATTCCACCAGGTGTAAGACCTCATGGAGCAGAGTTCTGAAAGTCTCATTCCTACTCATACCCTTTTTGATTCTAATCTCGAACTTATTAGGGTCAGTCTCGCCGCAAGCGCCAAGCCTTTTCACAAACCTAATCTTATAGGTTGTGTGCCTTAAGTGAATCTTTTTAGGGTAGTCTTTAATGCTAGGAATTTTCACTTTTCCCTCTAATCTGTTTCAATGCTTCACGGGCACGTTTACCAGCTATAGAAGAACATTCATTGCGCTCTTCTTGATCTGAATAAAGAATTACGCGACGACTCACACCATTCTGGCTTGTGTCATAGTCCACTGAATAATTCATGGGATCAGCGTAAAACTCAAGCGCACTCTCAGCCACCTTGAGCCGAGCTAGGGCCTGATCGCGATCTTCTTTGATCCGCTCTATATCAATACACACGTCCTCGGTTACTGCATTCGCTGTGGCCCTAGCGCGATGTAAACCTTCATTCAGCTCATCCCTCTCAGCCGTGAGCTTGGCGATCTCGGCTTGGAGGGTCACAATAATCATTTCTGCTGTTAGTTCTCCACTCACTCCCCACCTCCCAGAATCTTATCGGCTTCGGCAAGTGTTTTTTTACCGTCCTCACAATTCTCGCAGTAGGTAGAAACAAGGCAGCAACAACTAATTGCATCCCTCATCACCTCGCACGCAGCCACTAGACGCTCTCGCTCGTTTAATAGCAATTGAAGTGAATCAACTGGAACGGATATGGCTTGATGGCATCCTAAGCCCTTCTTCATAAATTCCTGTAAAACCCATTCGTCGGTAGTCATTCCTTCTCTCCTTGAGTCACTGGGGAGGGTGAGGGGTTGTCGATGCCCAATTTAATTTCACACTCCGAACACATCACGACTACTTCCTTAGCGTCCTCAAAACCTGTCGGTCTGGGTGCTATTACTTGTTTATCACATACCTGGCATCGTGCTTTCATCTCTCACTCCTCCGCTCGCGTCCTACCAGGATGTTCTTTAGTCATGCGTTTTCTCCAGGTTACAGTATTTACAGTAAACTATTTTTTCGCGTGGGTTTTGAGGATCGCCCATAGTTCTAACCCAAGTCCATTCGTGCTCTTGACCTGAATGATTCATGTCACAATATTCTGTGTTTTCTAATTCGTCATTCATTCGTTGACTCCTGTGGTCACTCTGAACCTGTGAGGACTCTATTTTATATTATTAAAGTAAATCATCAACCTTAAAATATCAGGCCACAACTTCTGAATCCTTTGAATCAAAGCAATCTTATCCTCCCAGGTGAGTTGTTGATTGTGAATAATAGAGTGTAGCCCATTCTGAATCTGAGCTAAGCTATTATCCAGACTCCTCTTCCTGATTAGATTCATTTGATTAAGTTGATCCAAAGAGTTTCTCCCAGTCTGATAAGACCCTAGATAGTTTAAAAGACTCATTACCAACAACCGCAGGGCGAGAACCCCGACTCCAACTAATAACACGCTCTATCACCTTATCAACTTTATTACAATCAATCAACTGGGAAGGGTGAGAATCTAGTACTTCCTTTGCGGCCCCAAGGTTGTGTGTAAGTACTGGAACTCCCAAGGCATTAGCCTCGGCCATCACTAGCCCGAAAGTCTCTGGAAATACCTTATTGGGATAAAACAAGCAAAGAGAATCCCTAAGCACATCCATAGCTTCAGCGTGTGTGCAAGCCCCGATATCCCGAACTCCTTTAGGTATTGGCATATCTCTAAAGTAATAGCCAGGATTGAGACAAAACAGACTGAAAGCATCATCATAAGAATTAAGTTTACTAAAAATCTCATAAGCATAGTCTAGTCCTTTGTGGGGTGAGGAGAGCCACACCAATTTGTGATAATTTGTAGTAGCAGGTTTCAATTCTACACACACCGGATTGTATACGCGAGTCATCTTAAAGCCACCTTTGTAGCCCATAGCCTTAAACATCTCAGTAGTCTGCACCATAGCCCAGTTAGACACACACACCACATGACTCGTACGCGCTGCATTAATAGCTGCTATCTGTAGACCTAACTCGCGAGTCGGTAGGTCGTGACACCACAAGTATAGCTTTGCATCCGGCCACCGATCCCTGGCATACTGCAGATACTTAGGGTCTCTTAGTACCAGCACATGAGAGGGTCTGAACTCATCGAACTTGGACCCACGAGTGAGGAGGTGGACCTCATGTCCACGCTCTCTCAGCCCAGTAGTAACCCTACACACAGTGGCCTCAGTTCCACCCATAGGTTCTGTGAGTATTGATTCGGGTGTATAGTCTTTAGGGGCCACATAGTCTAGGATTGCTATTCTCATTAGGATATCCTACCCTTCAGTGCAGAAGATGTAAAGGTGTTTTAGGTTCCACTTTACTTAACATCGTCCTAAGTAAAGTTAACTCCCAAGAGTCAAGCCACGAGTCGGGATTGTGCTTTAGAATCCATTCCTTGAGCGCAATTTCGTCTTTAATAGCCCTGATATAGTCACTCATAGCTGCACCACCTGGCAATTAGTCCCCACTGTTAAGTTACATGAACAATTAATACCATTGCTCGAATAGTTCCCAGGCGGTAACTCAGCAAGGAACCCTCCCTGTTCACTGTAGACTCCGTACAGCACGTTATCAATACATAGCCCGTACTCTGCGAAGGTTCCCGGGTAACTCGGTACGCAGGTATGACATAGCTCTACCACTGTCACTTGTGGCATTGGAGACGATGCTGGCCCTGGCGGACCAACGATAGACTGGCCTGGCGCTCCACTTGGCCCAGGGATAGGTGTAGGTACGAACACAGTAGGGTTCCCACAACCAGCAAACAATAACATCAAGTAAATTAGTTTAGTCATTATTTTTCTCCTCACCTTTTAAGTACTTGTATAGGGCACGTTCCAAGGTCTCATAGGTCCCGAATACCAGAGTCCGGGGTCTAGGAAATATATCTTCAGGCACATCGTCGTAGATGAACTTGAGGATATACCCGTTATCAACTTCTGTTATCATATAAGACCTCATGCGCTCTTTTTCCTTTCAAGTTCTAGGTTCAACTTATCCCGAATCGCTTCCGCTTCTAGTAGACTCTTGACTTTACCCAAGATACGCTTCTTAACCACGTCAACTAGAAAGTGAGTCGTGATGGTAGGGACTGGGTTCATGTAGACATCATGCGGAATAGTAACGGTTCTAGTCCATATCTGTATACGTTTCATAATACACCTCCCTGAATTAAGTGAGTACCTTTGAAAGGGTAACTCACTTTGTTAACCTGGATAAACGTCTTGGCCTTATCCCTGTACAGATAGACCTTATCCTTAGGGAATATCTGTTTCAATGCGTTATTAGTCACGGTTCTGTTACCCTGTGAGTCAACGCGCAGACTGATCACAACGAGATCACCACGAACCTTGACTAACGTATCACGCTCTACCATCACGTCAAGATTATTACCCTCCCGCCATACGGCCAAGCGTCCGGTCTTAACACCATGACTCAAAGTAAAATCCCTATATGCTGGCATCATATTAAAGTCCTCCCATAATTAAACATACACCAAACACAATACAGAACAAACATACTAATAGCATAGTCCACTCCGTTTCATTTTATTAAGACCACTAACCACGCGCCTCGCATCGGTTACACTATCCCATACGCTTTGAACATCACGGGTCGAGTCATTGACAATGTAGAACACGACCTTTACTGGAGTCTTATACACCATTCTGATTCTGTACATATCAACCTACCTTCTTAATACTATGCGGCTTTTTAGCTGCGGGTCTCTGTTTCTCAACATACTTCTTTGCCTCTGCGACCAGATCGACCGAACCGTCGTCATAGTCCGAGTATGGATAACGTTTCTCAGGTTGCCAGACTGGACCATCATCATTGAACTCATAGGCATCATAAGTCAACGACGGGCTTGACTCATAGCCTAGCGAGCGGGTTACTAGTGCTTGATCAATCATGGCCTTTTTAGGACTAATAGAAGACTCATAGACTAATTCATTGCGCTCGAATACCAGATAACAGTTATCCCGCACTTTCTCGACTAAATCATGTTTCCACTTCATCGACTTACACACTCCCTGGATGATGCCTTCATTAGTAGCAAACATGAAACTACCGATTGTTTCTACCCAAGCCACAACCAATTGTGCCCGATCATCACGCAGTATGTGAGTCCGTCCATCTTCTTGGATGATCAAAGCATAGTACCCTCCCACGTTCTCAACTATCCCGTCAATTCCTGACTTCTGCCAATACCGCAGACATATCTCGGTGTCATTTAGGGTCTCACACTTGATCTTGTCTAGACTCATATCATTGACTACACCATTGTGAATCAGACTGACTCCCGCGTCTACATAAGGGTGTGTGCAAGGTAGACTGACATGATTAGTTGACATCCGACCGTGTGCCATGAGACTACCCATGACTTTCGACCGAACCCCGAACCCATTGGACCGCTTTTCCACGAATGATAGATCACGAGTCTTATTTTTAATACCGAGCCGAGATTTAAAACTGTGAGTTGCATCCAACGTCCTTTCACCAAAGACCCCTTTCTCACCTTGCACTGAATACCCGAACCCATCCTTATCCATTACGCAGAGGTATTGTCTTAAGGTGTCCATCAGTTTGTCCGTCACGTGAATACCACTAGCATCAGTTAACGCGAATAGTTTACACATATTATGCTACCTCACTTTCTTCACTGGTCACAGTCTCGTTGTTTAGTTCAAAGGACGACGCCAAGGGAACATCGGTTTCAAGCTCGAACCCCTTGAAAGTCATGTACCTTTCCTTGCAGTAGTCATAGAGATCATTCGGACACTCTAATTCAGCGAGTACTTGGAAGAAGTGCGCTTCTTTGATCACCTTTTTGTGGTTCATGACTAAACGCATCAAGCGAATCCAGTTAAATATTTTGGTGTAGTCTACCGTCCCGCTATGACCACGCACTTCGATAGTCTTATGTTTCCTGAACGCTGAAGCATTAATAAAGGCATACCTAGCTGTACTCTTGACTGTATTAAAGTCATTCACGCAATACTGGTTATTGCGGCGTGATTTAGGTAGCATCTTTTTCAAGTGAGGAACTATAGTACCTAGACGTCTAGCATACACCCCGACCGCTCTAGCTTCATGATTACGCATATCGAAGTGGACATGTAGACCGCACGACTTGTTAACGAAAGCGCCACAATCAGACAATGCTTGACAGACTAATTTCAATACTTCGGGCTTTTTTTCACTGAAAGTAACCACGATCTCACGTGGGACCTCACCACCGCATTGACAATCACCCTCATCACAGTCACCACCGCAACTGTCGTCACCGGTACAGATTGACCCGTCATGCTTCACGCATACTGACTTACGGAGTCCTTGGTTCTTCATCTTGCGAATGAAAAGAGTCAGATCACTGTCGCAGGGAAACACACACTCAATCTCAACTGATAATGCCTCACCGATAGGAATAGCTTCTACGCTATTGTCATCATAGATCTCACGAGACATACGATGAATCATGTCTTTAGACCATGACCCCTCATTACCCCATTGGGATAACTTATACTTCAAGGGGTCTTCGCTGTGAGACTTACTAAGTGACCTAATGTCCCTAACCTTACCCCGCAGTAGATAACGCAATCTATAGTCTAGTTTCTTAGACTGACTCATTTCATATAGTGCGCGGTACTCAAGAGGTAACTTAGCTGCAATGTATTGTTTGTTCATAATTAGTTCCTTCCCTTTTCAAACTTAGCTTCATTGTATAGCTCAATTATAGTTCCCACAACTATGACAGTAAAGACACACCCTAGCATAGCTAGAGTCACTGACATACATAGTGGTTCAGTACTCAAGAACATCTTAATAGCTTGCATTACTTGGTCCTTTCATTGTCGCCCTGGTAAGCATTACCAGTCATGATGTTACCGTTATAGAACATGAAGAGGATGAACCCTTCGGAGTCCATTAACCATTCTTCACCTACACCTGTCAAGTCTTGAATGTTATTTGATGTCTTAATAATCATATTGTTCCCTTTCACTCCCCTTGCCCTTGCTCTAGGGGTGAGTGACTGAGTCAAGGGGTTAACCCAGTCACTCTATTGGTCCTCTAGAGTATGCCGACTTGATTAGTCAGCGTATGCAGATAGTATATTCAACCTTCATGCCATCGATAGATAGTTGATCTTACTCGTTTGTTAAGATTGGTAACTGTAGAACTATTGGTCAGTGTATAGTTCTTGTACAGCGTTCCTTATAGCAGCAGAGTGTGAGGTTGTATATCACTCCCCTCACAGATCACACTACCGCGTACTCTACTACGCAGCTAGGCTTGGACTCTGGCGTTAGCTTGACGTAGGGTTAGACGTACACACCCCCCTAGGGACGAATTGAGTAATAATTATGTATATATACAACCTCCCTCATAATTTTTTGGAATTTTTAACGCCTTAACAATCTCTTAATAGATCGATAAGATGCCTTATAGAGCCTCATAATGGTAATTAAGATACTCTATAAGACATCATAACTTAGTTAACTTACCACCACTGTTTGGAGGGACCCAGCTACTAACATTATATAGGGTCCCTCCGGGCTTATTCTTCTTGGTGGGGCGAAGCCCTTTCTACTAAAAATCCCTAATTACTTCTCTAATTGTTAAAAACTCTGTAGAATTACAATTGTAGCTCTAGAAAATTTTTATTCGAAATGATATCGAGGGGATAACCCCGACTAGTCAAAATATTTGTCCGAGGTGGATAATAGCAGGGGAGTTTACGAGGGGTTATTGGGTATCTTGAATGTTTATGTTTTTTCACTAGGGTTACAAAACATTCAGAGACTCGTAAGATACCCTACTGGATTTGGTAGTGGTAAGTAAGGGTTTCAACCCCCCAAGAGTGGGGGGATGGTGTGTCTTTTAAAAAAAAGAGAAAATTATGGCGACAAAAGAGTCTGATTGGTCTGTAGAAGATGACAAAGAAACTCAGGAAACAATCGGTAACGCTGCCGCCTCCGAGTTCCAACGGTTGATCGACAGACTCAAGAAAGAAGCAGAAGAGGCAAAGAAAAAAGATGGCGATACTAAACCTGATCGATTGCCTCCCGCAGCCTGAAGATGGCTCTCCCAAAAGACTCCTCCCTAAGCAGCAAGAGTTCTTTGATTCCGTTCTCAATCCTAAGGGGCCTAATTATATTTTATACGCTGGTGGGGTAGGGTCTGCTAAAACTACTATCGGTTGTCTTACTACTCTTGCCCTCGCCTGTATGTACCCCGGCGATTATCTTGTCTGTCGTCAGTTTCTTCCCGAGTTAAAATTAACCACCCTTAAGACCTTTCTTCAGTTATGTCCCAAAGACCTTATCGTAGAGCATAGGGTAGCCGACGGTATAGTGCGTATTAGATCCACTGGCGGTAAGACCTCTGATGTAATCTTCCGTGGACTAGATGAGCCGGACAAGCACCGCTCTTTGAACCTTAATGCGGTTTACATTGATGAGTCTTCTCAGGTCTCTTCAGAAGCCTTCTTGCTTCTTCAGTCTCGTTTGAGAGGTAGGTACGTTAGAAAGATCTACATGACCACCAACCCCGCTGGTCATGATTGGCAGTATAATCTTTTTGTTAAGCAAGATACATTGTCTGCAGAAGCAAAGAGGATGTTTAAACTGATTAAAGCTCCTTCTACTGAGAACATCTTTCTTCCTGATGGTTATGTTCAAGCCATGCTCCTTAGCTACTCTAAAGAGCGTATTGAGCGAGAGGTCATGGCCTCGTTCGATGCGTTTCAAGGACAGATCTATAATGAATTTAATAGATCGATTCACGTTATTAAGCCGTTCCGAATACCAGATGAGTGGACTCGTTTTGTGGGTATCGATCATGGATACACAAATCCAATGGCAGCTATATGGATTGCCTGCGATTACGATGGGGTCCTATATGCCTACAGAGAGATGTTTCAACCAGGCTGGACGATTAAGGAGCTGGTCAAAGGGAATACCACTTTAAACGAGCCAGGATTGATTCAGAGGAACCGTAATGATAAGCTTGAGGGGTTATGGATTGACCCCTCTACAAAGGCAGATAGAGGCAAGGAGAGCGATTATACGACATACCTAGAGCATATGCCTAAGGAGTGGTCGTTAATGCCAGCTAATAACTCCGTTCAGACCGGAATTGACCGGGTAAAAGAGTATTTAAAGATTGATCCTAAGACAGGTAAGCCTAGAATGTACTTTTTTGAGACCTGCGAAAACCTAATCGACGAGATGGTCAAGTATAAATGGAAAGAATTAACCTCTGGGGTGTCAAATACGCAGAATCCTAAGGAAGAACCCGTTAAAAAGGATGACCACGCGGTAGATGCCCTTCGTTATGCGGTCATGTCGAGGCCAGATGAGCCGAAAGTAGCTGATATGCAAGCGAAAAAGCGTCAACAGAGCACTTTAGAGGCTTCTTTGATGAGAGAACTGCATGAAATTAGGACCCGTGGCTCTTCTAAAGACATGTTTGGTGACTTTGAATACGGAAAAGACAATAATTGGGAAGATTATTAAGCACTTATAAATAATGTTAAGATTTATTGTCCGTCGTAGAGTATAGGTATAGGGAGATCTCACCTAATGAAACGAGACACACAAAAACAGAGTGGGTAGGGCATCGAAACAGCGCTGCTGAATCTCCTACCCCTCACCTTAAGGATGCCAGTAGGTCCTGTACTAGGTTAAGTACTTAATACACTAGCGAAAGATAAATATATGGCAATGGTAGTAACAGATGGTTCAGATTCGTCCCGTACCCGTAGAGCTTTTGGTATTGGTGGTGGATTAAAACTTCAACTTATGACTTATACCTGTGACAGCGCTTCTACTAGCGCTACTATCACGGCAGACGCTCTTATTGAAGTCAGTGCAATTTATATTGACGGTGTTGTTCAGACCGCAGCTCCTACTTATTCTGGTAATCAAGTAACGATTACCTTCGCTGCTCCTGGTGCTTCTATCGTTGGCGATATCATCGCAATCGGAGTTTAATTTATGGCTGGCGTAGACGCAGACAAAATTAGAGCAGCTACGCAACAGCGTATGGCAGCCCAAAATGGTGGAACTGCTTGTCCTCATTGTGGACAAGTATCTGATTCTAGCGGCTGGGGCATTAACCAACAGGGTGCTGAAGACTTCTCTAAGGGAGCCAGTGAATCTGGAGATCCTTTGATTGAAGGCGCTAAGAAGCTTCTTGGGATTGGACAGAGCTAATGCTAAGCGTAAGTCAACTCAATCAGATGATGAAGACTCTCAATACGCAGAACAACGCCACTCCTAACCGAGACGGTAATTGTGCTACGTGTGGGACTCCTATGACTAAGGGTAAAGACCTTGGACAAGAGCTAGGACCCAATACCGAGAATCTTCCTGAGAAAGCTAACATGAACGTACCAGAAGCTCCTGGTGGCACCCCCATCTCTCAGGGGGGATCTTTGGATGATGCTAATGCGAAGATGCCAGTTCAACCCGGCGGCATTACCTGCCCTGGATGTGGTGGATCCCTCTAGTGTTCATCTCGAAGAAGAGGCATGAAGAGATTGTGAGGTACTGGGATGAGCGTCTTGCAGATGTGCGAGAAGGCTACCAGGCTCAGATTACTCTTCTTAAGGAACAGGTTAGGCAGCTAGAGCGCCTAGCACTTCCGCCTACTTCTTACGAGATTCCTAGAGATGCTCGTGAAGCTGATGCAATCATCAGCATTACAGAGCGCCCCATTAAAACAGAAACAGATTCAACACCCGAAGATATCCGCGAGTTTGATAATATCATGAGCGGGTCTTACGAGGACTTTTATTAATGAGTAGTTCTACAGAATCGTCAGCCTCGTTTGACTTATCGATTGTAGACACTAGCGATGTAGATACGCTTGCGTCTAAAATTGAGAGCCATTACAAGAAAGACACTACAGCCAAGAACCAGTTGTCCTATAACTGGGAACGAAACCACCTCTATCTTGATGGTAGACAGTGGATTGTATTTGATGGTTCTGTCGCTACTGGTGGCCTCTGGAAGCGTCTGGAAGTATCTCGTGCCAACGAGTTCATTCCTAAGCCTACCACCAACTATCTCTTTGACGTGTATCAGACCCTTAAGTCTTATCTCATCAAGACTAAGCCCCGCTCCACAGTCTACCCCAATACTGAACTCTATCAAGATAAGATGGCAGCAAAGATCGCTGATCTGTGTCTTGAAGCTAATTGGGCACGTTTAAAAGAACAGCAGAACTACGAATACGCTGCTACATGTATTTTGACCTATGGAACAGTCTTTAAGAAAGACTATTGGGACACCACAGAACTTGTGATGTCTAAAGTTCCACGCATGACCCAGATCCCTAAGGTTGACCCTAATACAGGACTAACCGTGGGCATGGAAGAAGTTCAAGCTACCGATCCAGAGACAGGCGATCCTCAGTATGATGAGATGCCTCTTGGTGATTGCAACACTGACGTAGTTGAGCCTTATCGTATCGCTCTTGATCCCATGGCTAACGACATCCATAAGGTGCGTTGGATCATGGAGTACTCTATCCAACCCCTACAGTGGATTAAAGAAGTTTATGGCAAAGACCCCGCTACAAACCCTGGTTACACAGGGCGCGTCGATGAAGTCAAAGAAGAAACCTCTCTCGCGGGGTCCCTCAAACGTTTTTATCAGCTTAAGCAGTCATCAGGGATTAAGCAAAGAGTTGAAGGAGCAGTTGCGCTCGGATCTACTGAGGAGCACCTCACAAACTCAGCAGTTGTCAAAGAATATTATGAGCGCCCTTCACAAGCTAATCCAAATGGGCGCTTGGTCGTGGTTGCAAACGGAGTGCCACTATACGCTGGCGATTCCCCCTACGTTGGCCCGGAGCTTGGGGACTGGCACCCTTATAGCGAGTGCCGATGGGAAATCGTTCCTGGTAGATTTTGGGGTAAATCGCCTCTCGATAACGCCAGTGAGATCCAAAAACAGATCAACTCCATCGACTCCGTAATCGTTCTTAATCGTAAGACGATGGCTATCCCACAGAAGCTTATTCCAATGTCTGCTGGGATTGTGCATGGTCAGTGGACAGGTCGTCCAGGCCAAGAGATCTTCTATAGGGATTCTACAGGTAATCCCCCGACAGTTGTGCCATCACACGGGGTAGATCCCACTGTGTTCCAAGAACGTGCTCAGCGCGTTGAGGACATGAAGACTATTACTGGCGCTATTGATATTCTTAAGGGAGATAGACCAGAAGGTATTACCGCCGCTTCCGCTATTGAAATGCTTTATGAAGTGGGTATGGGTAAACTCTTCCCAATCCTTGACCGCTGGAAAGCCTTTGTCGAGAACTCCCAGAAGAAGCAGCTTAAGATCATTTCTAAGTTCTATAAAGAACCCCGCCCAGACTTTATCCGCCTGTTGAGACAGAAGAACAAGGAACTCTCTGATGCTTCTATCTCTAAATTTATTGGCGCTGATCTTTATGATAACTGCAACGTAGTTGTCGAAGCCGGGTCCAATGTAACAAAGCTTCAGGCAGCGAAGAAACAGGAACTCCGTGAGGCAGCTCAATCTGGAGTTCTAAACTTGGCCGATCCCCGCAACAGACGCAAGTATCTTGAGGATATGGGTATCCAAGGGTACGATAGCGATATCGGGCCTGACCAGAAACGGCAGGAGTGGGAAAATTCTCTTCTGGAAGACATCCAAAACAACCCCAACAATAAACCCGTGGTCTTAGACTGGGACGTTCACGCGATTCATATTCAAGTTTTAGAGCAGAGGATGAAGGAGCCTTCATGGATGGAGCTACCTTTCGAAGTTCAACAGGCATTTATGGCACATCGCCAGCAGCATGAGCAAGCGGCACAGCAACAACAGATGCTCGCTAACATGCAAGCTATGGCAGCAGGACAACCGCCCCCACCACCTCAAGGAGGCCCAGCCCCCATGAGAAAACAGCCTACAGGCAAAGGGGCCACAAGTCAAGTTAAACAAGCTCTCTCAAGTGACATAACACAAGCCTCGGGGATGCCTACAAAATGACTAAAAAGAAGATTTACTTAGCATGGTTGAGTACTGGAAAACGCGAAGACATCCATATTTACCTGTTAAGAGATCTTCAGAAACGCTATGGAGATAAAGTAGAACTTGTACTTCCTGATCAATGCTGCTGGAGAACGTTTCACGATGCGGCGAGAAACGCGGCTGTTGATAACTTCCTCGCTTCTGACTGCGATGTACTATGGTTCTTGGATTCTGATGTTTGTCCTCCCGCTCACATACTAGAGCTAGTAACTAATGAGTGGGATAAGTGGCAGGTAGCAGGAGCACCATATCCAATCTTCATGCCCGTACCTGGTCGTGAAGAGCACAGCATCCTGTTTACTGCTTACAAAGGGGTTTTAAATGACCCCGATCAACCTGGGATCTATATGGCCGATGTGCCACAGTCCGGGGCTGAGATGGTGGATGCTCTTGCAACGGGTTGTCTCTTTATTAAAAGAGAAGTGTTTGCAAAGCTTGAAAAGCCCTACTTTGAATTTAAGTTTGATCACGAGTCGCGTAGGATTAAAGAAGGCGAAGATCTCGGGTTTGCTCTGAAGCTCTCAAGACTTGGTATTCAGTTCTACTGTGATTATGGCATGGTCTGTAAGCATTATAAGACGCTAGATCTTCTTGATATGAATAATTACGCTATTGAGATGGCTAACTACAAAGTCCAAGAATATCACAAGAGCGCAATGGCTGACGTGGGGCAGGTAATTGCCGCAGCTAAAGAAAAATACTTCCGTGATGGGTTTGCTGCAGGAGTAGAAGCAGCTAAAGGACCGCAGAGAAGTAAAGCGGGATTGATCCTGCCACAAAGTTTAAATACGCGCTAAACGGGTTTCGCGTAGCCCCTATTTGGTGATCGAAAGGTAAGACGATCACCACAGATAGTTAAAAAGCATTTTACCCTACAAGCGCAGTAGCCAGCCGCCGTGGAATCGGGCGTAGGAGCGCAACACTTATGGAAGAAATTGAAAGTGGTTTAGAGTCTACAACATCGGACGCATCAGAAGGCTCTTCGTCCGAGGCCTCGGTCCCTGAATCATCTGGTGGTGAGTCAGCGCAAGCTGGTTCACAAACAAAAGAACAACAAACTGAATCTACTCCGTTTCACGAGCATCCCCGTTTTAAGGAACTTGTGGAACAGAAAAACCAAGCTCTTGCTTATCAAAAGCAGATGGAGCAGCAGTATAAGGAGCTACAGACTCAGCTACAACAGATCAAGGAATCATCTACTCCGAAACAGAAGTCGGAGTTTGACACCTTAATCTCGGATCTAAAGCAGATCGATCCAAGATTAGCAAATGCGTTGGAAACGCAGATGAAGTCATTAGATGAGAATAGGTCTCTTAAAGAGAGATTGGATAAGTTCGAGAGAGACGCACAAGAAAGTGCTCAACGAGCTGTGGTGCAAAACGCCGTAGCAAAGATTAACTCTCTTCACGAAGCCAACAAAGTATCCCCCGAGTTGAAGACGATGATCAACGATAAGTTAGATCTACTCTACATGCAAGGGAAGCTTAATCCTCAGAACGTAGAAGCGGTGTATAAGGAACAGCACTCAGCTTTTAAGAAGTATGAAGATGCTTTAACGAGAAGTATCCGTGAAAGTTATGTAGCTGATAAGAAGAAGGACTCTGCAACTCCTACTTCTCAGCCGAAAGGTCAGCCAGCGAAAACGGCTCCTAAAAAACCAAACTGGTCCGCTGACAAAGAGACAGCAAAACAGCAAGTGGTTAGTAGATTTTTAAAACAACAGGCAGCCAATAGAGAGGCTGAACCTGTATAGAAAGTAGTTAGAAAATGGCAGACACCAATCTAACAAGTGTTGCCGGAGGCCTTAAACAGGTATACGACTCGTATATCGAATCCGCGCAAAACTTGGCATCACGCTCGATCGATGAAATCGGTAAGAGCTTAAAGAAATACAGCCCTGAAGGTCAAGGTTACTTCGGAGCTATCAACGACTACGGTAACGAATCCGGTGGCGCGATTAACGAAGAAGAAACTTTTCGTACGATCGACTCCGAAGATTACCAACAATGGAAAGTCGTTCCCAAGATCGAAGTTTGGCCGATTCAGTTCGGCGGACTGACCGCTGCTGCGGCGACTGGGGACGAAGCATCCTTCGCCAACCTCGTGGTTGACGCTTTGGATCGCGCAAGGGACCGTTTGATGAGCGATGAAAATCGCCAATTCTTCGGCCTTGGAACTGGACTTCTCGGCGCTCCTGCTCAGTCAGTAGCCGCTGCTGCAGTCTCTCTGACCGTTAACAGCGTTCAGTATTTCCGTAGAAACCAAGTTGTTGATATTTATTCTGGCAGCACGTTGACTGTTGCTGGTTATAGAATCACCTATGTTGACCGAGTTAACAGCATCATCGCTTTCTCGACCAGCATCGGCGTGTCTATCGACACCACGACCCAAATCGTGAAACAAAACATCCGTGTTGGAGCACCTTCTGACGGTAAAGAAATGATGGGATTACGCGGTATCGTTGATGACGGTACTGATCTTACCACGTTCCAGAACCTCAATGCTTCCACGATCTATGAATGGCGCTCACGCCGAGTTAACGCTTCTGGCGCTAACTTGACTTCCGACTTGCTGCAACGTCTTATCGACGACGTAGCGATCTTGGATCCAGATGGTCAGGAGCCTGATATGCTTATCATGCACCGCCAGCAACGCCGTAAGTATCTCGACCTTGTAGTGCCGAATAAGCGCTATATGGACGGTGATATGGACACGGGCTTTAAAAAGCTCACGTTCAATGGCCTTGAACTCTTCTTGGACAAAGATTGCCAAGTTGACACGGTGTACGCTCTTCGTAAAGAAAAGCTTCGTAAGTTCGAGTTGGAACCACTAGGCATGGGACGCCATGAAGGTAGCGATACTTTCCTCCGTCTCGTCAACCAAGACGTGTTCCAAGCTTACTGGAGACACTATTGCAATTTCGGAACCTCTTCACGCTTGTCTCATGGCAAGCTTGTAGGTCTCGCAACTCCTGCAGGTATCTCGTAAGCTAGATAATTCCTAGAGGTGTTGGTAACCTTCACCGGGGGTGGGAAGCCCCCGACCTAACTTTAAGGAGATTTTAAATGGGTTATTCTCAACCAGCGACATCCTCAGGTGCTATAGCAGTCACCGCAGGAACGTCCGTAATTCCCGCAGCTACTACGGCTGGTCAGGTGAAGAGCGGTATTCTAACTGCTGTGCAGTGCGTAGCGGGTAGCGCCGCTGGCTCTGTGATGATCTATGATGGTAATTCTACCTCAGGATTACTTCTCGTTTCTTTAACTGGTGTTCCCTCTGGAACCACCCAGTTCGCTAATATTGCAAACGGCGTTGCCTTTGCAAACGGATTATTCATTGTAGTGTCTGGAACAGGCGCACAAGCAGTAGTTCATTATCAATACGACTAAGGATATTTATGGCTAAACACCCCCTACAGATTTTACAAGACCTGGGCGAAATCGCTCACATGAAACAAAACCCACCTAACAAAGACGCCGAAGAAGATGATGGCATGGTTAGCACTGGTAAAAATGCTGGGAACAAAAAGCTCTCTGGCAACCAAGTAGCGGCTATCAAGAGTAAGTCTGGACAAAAGCAGATTGCTAAAACCGGAAACTCTACCGTCAAGAACGTTATGCCAAAGGCTAAAACAGTCTCGGTAGAGTAATGAAACGTATTCTCTCATTCTTAAATCTTTTAGATAACGATGGTAATCTCAGTATTTCGAATATTGCTGTTATCGTCTGCGTTACTAAAATTGCTATTGCTCCTCATTTTTCTATCACGGAAGTCGGGGCGCTCTTAGTAAGCCTTCTTAATTATGCCCACAAAAGGGTAATCAACGACGGAGCAAAAGAATGAGACAGTTTGAAGTAAGTCGCGAGGGAAGACTCATCCAAGGACACGTGCTGGATGTATCGCGACCCGCCCTCGAAGCGGCCTTGAGGCGATATGATCCCCTGTTATATATAAAGTGGGAGCCTAAGAAGTTTCGAGGGAGAGGTGTATGGGAGTTACGCAGAAAGCCAGAAGAGAAGAAGGCTCTGTATGCAGGTAACTTTCAAGGCATGGACTTGTACTGTTTAGAGTACAAAGAAACCAGCATAGTCAACCACGTCTTAGATATTGGGTATCTCAACTATGACATACTTAATAGGCTTAAGAAGATGGACATGTGGGCCATTACAGATCGTGGTAAAGACATTTCCAAAGTCGTAGAGTACAACGAAGCTAAGTATCTCGACAAAGTAGAAGATGAAGCTTTCAAAGAGCGTGAATACAATATTAAACAACATAAAAGTCTAATCCGAGACTTTATGGAGTTTACTAACTCAGGGGGTAATCCTTACAGGATCGCTGACCACTGGGGAAAATAATCGGATCAATCTAATTACAGGAGTAATTCTATGAGAGTATGGAATCCAACAGAAGAAAAAGTATCAACCCTAATCCAAGGATCTTGGTTCACCTTCGCACCAGGTGGCTTTAAGACTATGGACGAACACAAGGCTCGCTTTATTGAGACTAACCGTAAAGAGACGGGGCTTGTAGTTCTTGACAATCGTTTTGACCCATCTTCAGAACAATACGAAGAAGGTTTCGATAAGTCCCAAGAGGGCAAAGATTTACTTGAGCATAAAAAGAATGAGGGGATTTCTAACCTCATCGCCTTCCATATGGATATTATCCGTAACAACCAAGTCTCTTTAAAGCAAGACTTGGCTCACAAGTACCCCACAGGAGATGCAGCTAAGCTCTCTGCTATTTATGCTTCTAAGGGAGAACTTGAGAGTATGAAGCTTGTTAAGAAGTACCAAGCAAAGAATCCAGACAACGAAGCAAAGCGAGTGGAAGAAGTCGCAGCTCTTATGGCTGAAATCGGAACTTTCACAGAATAAGGAATCATGGCTACACTCCAAAGCCCTACACTAGGCAAACTAATTCTAAACGTAAGGAATCTACTGGGCCAACCAAACCCGGTTAATTCTACGTGGACTGACGCTGAGCTTAAAGAGTACATCAATGAAGCTGTGCGTATTTACTTTGCCGACGTGGTTAAGAACATGGAAGGTTACTTCACGGTCACTACTGACCCAAATAATAACCTCTCTTATGTGGCTAACCAGGAGACCGTGGCTCTTCCTTCTGACTGCTTCCAAGTCAAAGCCCTCTACATTCAACGCAGTAATGGTTGGGAGATCCTTGAGTACCGTAATGACGTTACCAACGGTTTCCTAACCAACACTGGTTCTGGTGGATCTAACACCTACTCCCCCATGTATTACTTCATGGGTAATAACCTGGTGCTCCACCCCACCCCAAATCTCGATGGAGCTAACCAGCTTCGTTTAGACTATATCCAGATGCCTGACCAGATGATCAACGGTGGTGACACCATGACCAATCAGGTCTCTCCTGTATTTAAGCAGCTTATCGAGATGTATGCGGTCTATAAAGCCAAGATCAAGCAGAGCATGGTCGTTGGTACAGATCTGACAGCTATCGCTAAAGATAACTTAGAACAGATTGCTAAGAACTTCAAAGATACTATTACCCCCCGCTCAGCATACCCTGAGTTCGTTGTCCCTTACAACCCCGAGGGTTACTGGGTTATGTTCCCGTTTTTATTATCAAAACACGCACTATTGACAGGTAACCCCGAATTATTGCAAAATATACTTAACCATGTTAAACACCTGTGTAATTTGTTTTAAAGATTATCAAAAACACGGCAAAAGCCACAAAGACAAGTGTAACCCCTGTTACCAAAAAGAGTATTACAGAAAAGATAAGAAGCGTAGATTGCAATTAAACCAAGAGTGGCGTAAAGCCAACCCAGAAAAAAGAGCAGAGCAGTCTTGGAGAGAACACCGTAAAAGGCGTTATGGTCTTTCTGAAGAGGCTTTTATGGCCATATATCATGCCCAGGGCGGTAAATGTGATATGTGCGGGGTTTCTAAAGAAGCCTACAGTATCCGAGGTCTTTGTGTAGACCACGACCATAAAACAGGGAAAGTCCGTGGATTACTCTGTACTGGATGTAATACAGGTATTGGTTCTCTAAAAGAAGATATTGAACTCCTGCTTAAAGCGGTGGAGTACTTAAGAAAGCATAAGTCTTAATGCCAATCATTAATTCTGGTGGCACTGTACTAGAGAGTGCACCATTAAATTTTGATCAGTTCTTTCGCACTGGCGTCATTAGGGCGGATCAGTTTGCGCTAAGGGACCGCTTTGACCAGTTAAAGCAGCTACAGTTCCTTATAGGCGCTGCACAAGCCGCTCAGACCACCTATGGGCTACAGACCCCAGCCACTACTGGGGATGTCACTATAACCTTTCCTAGCACGTCTGGTGGCCTTACAACCCATGCCTTTGGTGTAATCCAGACTCCCACAGGAACTAGCCCCACGGCTGGCACCGCCTTTGACACCCTAAACCTCACCTCTAGTGACTCTTCAGTCTCCATCACAGGCAATAGCTCCACCAATACAGTAGACTTTAAATCCACTGGCGGTGGCGGGGCTTTTCTCCCTCTTGCTGGTGGAACTATGGTGGGCGGAGCATCTATACAGTGGGCAGATACCGGAGCTACTCCAGCCATATCCACAGACGGAGCTGGGAATCTTCAGTTCTCTTCTAATGACTTTAGTGTGGATTCTGGTGGCAACATTACCACCCAAGGGGGTCTAAATTTACAGCCTGGTAGATCGGTTTATTGGGCAGATGGTGCTTCTATAGCCAACTACCCATTCACCGGGGAAATGCTTGTAAGTTCTGCTAGCGGTCAACCCCTTTGGTTAAACGGGAATCCTTACGGACCTAGCGTAGGTCCAGTTAATACTAAATACACCGTACTAGATGATGGTACAGGACAAATGTATCTTGGCGGTCAAATATGGATGCCAAGCTCTCAGCCCGTTCGCTGGAACGATGGACCACAAATTAATTCAGATGGCAGCGGTGATTTCCAAGTAAGTGGTCCAAGTGGGTTAACTTTATTTTCTAATAATCAGATTGTTATGGGACAGGCGGCTTATACAGCAACCCTTACGCTGAACACGAGCACACTCACTGTCGGCACCGCGTTTAGTACGCTTGATGACGGCGCTGGAAACATGACCCTTGGTGCTAATCTGAACATTCTCGGCGGTCAATCAATAGATAGCCTAGGCCTTTCATACATTAACGGGGATTGGATTTTTGGTAATGCTGGGGGCGTCTCATTCTCTGGTGGAGCACCCACGTTTCTTGGTGGCATCTTAATGAGCGCTTCAAATATAGCATTTGACAGCTCCTCTTTTATAATTGATCACTTAAATAGCACCTCTATTCAGCCAGATGCTAGAATACTTGTTGATTCTTCGTCGAATCAATCCGCTAACTGGGATGGTAGAACCCTAAGCGATTCCTCTTCTATTAAGTCGGTAGATTGGGCTAACAGAAAACTCTATGACACCACAGGATCCAATATTCTTCTCGATTGGTCTGGGAATGGAGTATTTTCAAAACCAGCCATTACGTATCACTCGGGGAATTACACCATTCAGGACGGGGACTATATCGTTATGGAACAGGCAGGTAGTTCTACCGTAACTTTGCAGACCGCAGTTGGTAGAGCTAACCAAATGAAGGTTATTAAAAACTGGCATGGTTCTGGAGGCCCTATAACTCTAGCTGCTCCAAGCGGACAACTCGAAGGCTCTACTACTATCAGCATGGGTTTAAATAAGTCTTACACCGTTGTTTCAGATGGAACCCAATGGAATATTATAGGTACTTACTAAAGGAAATTATATGACTTCAGCTCAAATATCCGCCCAGATTGCACTACTTACCGCTCAGGGGAACCTAGCGACCGCTCAGATGGCTGTGGCTACAATCCAAGCGGCGGCTCAACAAGCCTCTATCACAAGCCAACTTACACCCCTACAAACGCAACTAGCGGCTTTAGCATCAAATGACCCATCTGTACCATCTATCCAAGCACAGATCAACCTTTTAACAGCCCAACAATCTGTGTTAACTGCACAAGGAACCGCAGCGGCAGCTAACTTAGCGGAACAAGCCACGCAAAGAGCGGCTCAGATTGCAAAACTTCAAGCGATGACCCCAACTAGCTAATGTCTAAAACTCGTAGCGCAGTAGTCTTCACTAAGAATAATGCCAGGGTGGTCTGGTATGATTCCTTAGATGATCTAAAAGAGTTCTCTAACGTGATGATTGGAGCAGACCTCTCCCATGTTACAGGCACTCCTCCGCACTTTTGGAAGGTGTCTAGCGGGATGATCCTCCCCATGACTCCTGAGGAGAAAGACGCTAGAGTTGCGGCTATCAATAAGGATGGCATTGAGAATGATCCTAAGTATTACTTGGCTCTAGGTTACGAGGCTCAAGTAGCTAAAGAAGCCAGGGTCGCTAAAGAAGCTGAAGCTGCAAAAGAAGCTGAGCATGAGTCAAAGCACTCTGCCATAAATGGCAGGATTAGTTCTCTGATCATTAACGTGGGCGAAGAGCACAAGCACATGTCAGAGCTGATCGCTAAAGTAGATCTCATGGCTTCCAAAAGAGATCAAGAGCTTCAAGATCACATTTCGTGTGTACGGAATACCGTACAACATAACCACAAGGTTCATACTAGGCTCATTATCCTAAGCCATGTTATTAGCGTAGTTTCATTAATTGTCTCAATTTTAAGACTGGTAAAACACTAATGCCTCAAATGGCCGGACAGATCCAGCAGACAGACTTCTTCAACAACGTGGGTGGAACAAACCTTGTTGATAGTGTCATGCGTATTCAAGACGGACAAGCCGCTGGTGGTTATAATTTTGACTACCTCCTGACTGGTGGTGTTAGAAAACGCCCAGGCTCTCTTTTGATTAATTCCACCCCAGACACGCAGCTCTACTCACTAGGTTTTGGTCTATATGCACCTACTTCTGGTACTTCTAAAACATTATTTAGAGCTGCTGGAACCAAGCTTCAGAACGTTAATACTAGCGCTAATATCTTCACTAACTGCATAGAAGATAACACGGCTGGGACTACTGATGCCTTTCTATCGGGCACCACACAGGACGTTCAGTTTGTACAGTTCAGTAATGGTGGATCTGATATCCTTTGGGCCGCTGGCGGCGGGGCTGGCGCTCTTGTAGGGGCTTATAATACTACAAATTACACTTTGAATGGCGTAGCTGCCCCCACTGGCACAATGACTGCAACTAACTCCACCTCCGGCATTGGTCAGTGGTCTACGGGTAACTACGGCAAGTTCTTTTACACAATGGTTTTAATGAAAGGGTCCACAGGAGCACTGAGTAATGCTGGTTATCTCTCTACTATTGATGCTCAGCCCGGAGATCCTTCTGCTACTACTACTTCGACTCTTACGGATAGTGTAAACTTAGCCTGGACTTTAACTGGGCTAGACACTACAACCATTTCTCAGATCTGGATCTATAGGTCTGCTTTAGCGGGTGTATCCGGTTTCACTACAGGGAACTTAATAGCTCAACTTCCTTCCACAGCCACCTCTTTTGTTGACTTAGGTGATATTGGCAATCCCGATATTCTCTTATCTGCTCTTGTACCACGTACAGCAGATACTATCTTAGATAACACACCTCTTCCTGCAGGTAACTATAATACTCTTGCCAACTGGGGCCATAGGCTGTGTACCTCTTCTGGTAACAACCTCTACATATCAGACGTAAACAAAAGTGAATCTTGGCCTCTTACTAATTATATTACTGTGCCTTCTGCTGGCCCGATCACTGGGTTAGCTACTATCTCCTTTACATCTCCTCAAGCTAATGCCCTGTTAGAGCTTTTAGTTATCTTTAAAGAGAGAGAAGTCTGGGCTTTAAACCCAGGCACCAACAATGACTATACCACCTGGACTCTCCTTAGGATTGATAACACGGTAGGCTGCCCCAACCAGTCTCTCGTGGTATCTGCTCAAGGTTACTTAGCTTGGATTGACTTCCGTGGCGTGTGGATCTGGGATGGTTCTTCTAAACCAACCTACTGCTCTCGTTTGATTGAGCCTTTGTTTGGTAACAACGGAGATTTAGATAAATCCAAGTTTAATGAAGCATGTTCCGCTTTCTTTAGGCGTGAGAATCAGATCGTCTGGTACTTGTCGTCTAAGACCTACGGGACCCAGAAGTACGCAATTAAGATGGACGTAAGGCTCACCTTAGAGCAAGTGCAGCAAGGTTTGACTGGTAGAACGATGGAAGCGGTCTTGATTCAAGATCTCCACACTAACCCAGTCTATGCTTGTTTAGCTTACGTTCCTTACGATAGTCAGAATGAACAGTTGGTGCTAGGTGACAATGCAGGAAAGTTATATTTCGCTAGTAATGCTTACAATGACGGTGGCTCAAATTATCCGTTTAGCTACTTAACTAAACCTATTAATTGCGGCGATCCAAACACGATCAAACAGTTCCATAGGGTTATTGTTTGGGTTCAAGACTTTGGTAACTTCAATCTTGAACTAGATTACTGGTCCGGCTATCAGACATCCCCTCAAACCATGTCTCATAAGATATTACCAATATCCACGGAACAAGGCACTACTGCTGGGCTGTGGGATACCGCTATCTGGGACTACTCTTACTGGGATAGCTTTACTACCAAAGTCACCCCTCTAGTATTTAACTTAGACTCTGGCGTGGCTAATAGCAATATTGGCACAGCTATACAGCTCCAGTTTCAAAATAATCTGGCTAACCAGCCAATCACGATCCACGGCTTCAGTCTTCAATGGAGTCCAATGGGAGGTCTAACCTAATGTCCGTTTCACTCTGCACCGTCACAGGCACCCTCCTTGATCTTGGTGGTAATCCCCTAAGCGGCGTTACCGTACGCTACACAGGCACAGGTGCTTTTATCGATGGCAATGGTAATACCATCTCTTCTACCGAAGTAAGCACCACCACCGCCTCGAACGGTACCTGGTCCCTTGCTTGCGTGCAGCAATCTGCTGGCGACATCATCATTGCTTATCCTCAAGACGCGATTAACTCTACCATCGACTATTACTTTGCGGTGATTATCCCCGCTGCAAGTACAGCTCTGTTCTCTTCTATCTGGGTAGATTCCCCAAACAACGCCCAAGCACAGAACCTCCCTTTCACCTTCGCTAATATCTCTGGAACTCTGTCTTTGGTACAGATGCCACAGCTCCCTTCAGGCCAGATCTACATCGGGAGTGCTGGTGGAGCAACTACCGAAGTAACTCCTTCTGGAGATGCTACGATATCTCCTACCGGAGTCATTACTCTTAACACAGTCCCTATTGCTAAGGGTGGCACTGGACAGGTTACGCAGCAAACAGCTATTAATGCTCTTACTGGCACACAGTCGGCTGGTAAGGTCCTTAGATCTGATGGCACAAACGCTACCCTATCTTCTATACAAGCTGGTGACTTACCCGATCTTTCTGCCACCTATGTCACACAATCTGAGGTTGGGGCTAATAATGGCGTAGCCTCGCTTAACTCGTCTGGTAAGGTTCCTGCAACGCAGCTCCCTTCTGTGGTTATGGAGTACCAAGGCAACTGGAACCCCTCTACCAACTCCCCAACACTTGCTGATGGTACAGGTACTAATGGGTATACCTACTGGTGCTCTACCGCACACGCGGGTACGGTTTCTGGTCTTAATAATGCCTCGATGGTTAATTTCGAGATCGGGGATCTTGTAATCTACAATGCTACTCTTGGGCAATATGAGCTAAGCACTCCTGCTGCGGGTGTATCTTCTGTTAATGGTGCTCAAGGTGCTGTAGTTATTACCGCCGACCAGCTTCTTCCTCTTACTAGTAAAGGCGACATCTTAATAGAGTCTTCTGCAGGAGTCTCGGGTAGACTCCCCTTAGGCACCACCAATCAAGTACTGGCTGTAGGGGCCTCTGGCCTTCCAGTCTGGTCATCTACTGCAGGAGGGGGTGGTGGAGGTAGCGCCAAGAATTACCTATCTGCTGTTACAACCTCAAACGGTACTAATACAGGCAACGGTAATTTTGAGTTAGGCACTACAACGGGTTGGCAGGTTTCTCAGACCACAATCACCCCCACCGCTGGCTACTATCTTCCAACTACCACGAAGTCTCCTGGGACTGCTTTCAATTCTTCTAACGGCTCTGGCACTCCTTTAGCTACAGTAAGCATAGTTTCTTCCGGTCAATTAGCCGGGACATATTCTGCTGCTTTTGCTTCTGCTGGTCCAGCTAGCACTGGGGATATGTTAATCTCCAATGCTTTCAATATTGATACCGAAGATCAAGCAAAGATGATGCAGATCAGTTTTGCTTATAATTTACATTCTGGAAACGTCGCTGCCATTCCAGGCAATTCTTCAAATACGTTTGCTATTTACGTATATGATGTAACTGCTGGAGCGTGGATTCAGCCTCAAGGCGTGTATAACATCCTGCAATCAAGCGGAGTTGGAAAAGCAACCGCTACGTTCCAAACCACCTCCACCAGTACTCAATACCAATTGGCGATTGTTACGCTTAATAGCTTAACTGCTGGTTATTCTCTCTATGTTGACGACTTTGTTGTAGGCCCTCAAACCGCTCCAATGGGTCCGGCGATGACGGATTGGGTTCCTTACACACCAACTATCACTGGATTTGGGACCACTTCAGGAGTTAGTTTTTTCAGTAGGCGCATTGGAGACACACTTCAAATTCAAGGCGTTTTTACCCCCGGAACGGCAACCGCAGTACAGGCTCAAATTAGTCTTCCTTCGTTGACGATAGATTCTACCAAAGTTTCTACTTCAAATATGGTTGTTGGTTATTATCAGCAAGGGTATGGCACTACAACTTATTTTGGACAAGGGCAACTGATTGCGGGCGGAGGCAATACCTACCTCCAAATGGGAACAGCCTCCTCATCTACCGGCGGAAATTCTCCCGCTAATGGTAACGTTGTCTCTGGAGGATCTGGATTTATAATCAGCGTTGAGGCGACAGGAATCCCAATTTCTGGCTGGTCCTCAAACTCATCTCAAAGCTCGGATACTGATACGCGTGTGTGTGGTGTTAGTTTTTCAACTACTAACCAATCCTTCGCTAATGGCTCAACTCCTGTTCAATACACTTTAGGTACGGTTAATTATGACACTCACGCTGGGGTATCTGGAAATTCCTATAT